GAATGCGTCCACCTTACCATTCCATACATCAGATAAAACTGAGTTGTAATCACTTCCAAACATATCTTGAGCATTGTCTAAAAGCGTTTGCAAATGGCTTTCAGTTCTATCATTGGCAGAACTCCAAAATATATTATTAGCCTCATTAGGATTTTGTCCATTAGCAATAGCTACAGACCTTTTTTCCGCCAAATTAAACATATCCTTTGTATATTCTGTTTGAATATCTTTTATAACACTATCATAAGAATCTTTTGACAACATACCGTTTTGTGCCAAATATGAATATGTATCAGCTTTTGTTTGCCCTTCATCCGGAGCAAGTTCTGAAGATGACTGTTGCATACTATGTATAGTCCCAAAAACATAATCACGTTCATCCGGTGAAAAATTACCATCAGACAATGCTATTTCTAAATACTTACCTAATTCCTTTTTCTGCTTTGCAAATGTTTCAAAAGCATTCTTCCATTTATCACTTAATGTCGTTGTATCCCATTGCCCATAACCAAACAAATCATCATTGACCATAAATGCGTTATACATCTCTTGGTTCATTTGTTCTTCAATGTTATCCATATAACTATTAACTTCATCTGCATAAGATGTAAAATATTTTTTAGGAATATTAAATCCCAAATTTCCTTTTATATCGAGTTTACTTCCACTTTCAACAACGCCAAAATAAGATGAATTAGTAGTGTCTTGCAACGAATATCCTGTTGTTAATGCCTGTTGATGAGCTTGTGATACTTGTGTCTGCCATGAGCCAACCATATTTTGAGCCACTTTACCCAAATCACTTGCTGACATTGCTATATCGCCAAATAATTCATCTAACCTATCTTGTTTTAATTCTTCTGCTGATTTGTGAATCCCCGATATACTATCGGCAATATCATCACCCCATAACTGACCAATCAATGCACCTGCTCCGGCTCCAAACAACGTTCCCACTCCAGGAATAAAAGAACCTATTGCTGCTCCAGCTCCCATCAAACCACTTTTTGTCAACCCACGAGTTAAACTGCGTTGCATATCATTGCGATTTCCGCTACTGTATGCATCAACAATATCGCCAAAAGCCTCGGTTGCACCTGAATAGACTGATTGCACGCCTAAATATCTTGTTGCCATACTCTTTCCAAATGCTTTTATACTACCTATAGTTTGATTACTATCACCAGTATACTTATCAAGTTTTTGTGTTGTTTTTTCAATAGCTTTGGTATTTTTATCAACATTCTTTGCTGTGGCATTGCCGTTGTAATTTTTATCTTCATAACCCCAAACAAGATTACGCATAGACTCAAGGTTCGCATTTTTCGAATATTTTAAACCATATCCCTTAGCTGCATTTTTTAGATAGTCCAATTCTTCTGCTTCTTCTTTATAAGCCTCGACATAGCTTATAAGTTCATTAAAACCCATGCTTTCTCTGTCAATTCCATGTTCATCTGCATAACTTGCTGAATTATACCATTTGTCCAAGTTGGCAGACGCTTGTTTATAAATTTGTGAAGATGATTCCTTTCCAAACTTAATTTCAGACATTTTAATATCATTAGCTTTTTTCTTTACACTATCTATAGCCTTATCAACATTTGATGTATCTGCAGTCAGTTTTACCTGTGCCACTCCATCTACAGCAGAGTTAGCTTTATTTACTACTTTGTCAATTTCAGTAGTTGTTTTTGAGCCATCAACTTTACTTAATTTGCTGTCTATGCTTTCCATAACTTTTGAAGCTTTATCTGTTGCAGTAATATCAACATTGACATTCCTTTTTTCAAGTTTGTCTAATTCTTTATTTACAGCTTTAGCCTTATCGGTTGCATTGTCTTTCAAATTGGCGGTTATTTCGATTTCTATATTTGAATTTGCCATATTGTCCTCCTTTCCTCATATTTTTTGATAATGATTAACTTTTTTGTTTTGTAGGGAAGTTTCCAAGTACAATAGGCATTTTACGTTCATTCTTGGCTTTTTCCATAAATGCAAATATTACTTTTTGTTCGCCTTCTGTCAGTCGCATTATTTCATTTGGGAATGTACGAAATCCCGAATACACAAAAATATCATACAAATTCCGCATTAATGGACTGACTTCTATCAGTTTTTTATGTAGTCTTCTTCGTCAACGACATCCTCACCGTCAAATCCGCTGAGTTTAAGAACTTCATCAACTATTTTCGACTTTGTGCCTGCATTAAGCAGAATATCAACACAGTCCGCCTCATCAAAGATATTGAATTTCTGTTTTATGTCATGGTTACCCCAAATTCTCTGTTTATCTTCATCAACCGTAGCTGTATAAATCAGATTATTATGATATTCCGTTGTACTTCTTTCACCCGAAATTTTAGGATATTTCGGACCTGCTGGATTAGAAATTTGCTTTGTTGCCTTTTTTGCCGCCGCTTGTATTTCGCTTTGTGATAATCCTCTTATTCTAAATGAAAATAGTGGCTCACCACTTTGCTTTTTTACAAATATTTTTTTTGTATTATCTTCGTTGCCTGTTTTATAATCTGCCGCTTCAAGCAATGCCTTAACAATACTCTTTTCGTCTTGTTCAAAATTTGTTGAAGACTCAAGACCTGTTACATTTGTATTTTCTTTATTTACCATTTTTATTACCTCCGCATATATAAATTAAAAATTTTTATAACTTAAAAATGGCTCGTCCTCTCAAACCAAGAACGAGCCATTTTTTATGTGATTAGTTGTAAAGGTGCTTTGCTGCCATTTCTGAAATCATCTTTGGAATAGAATTCAATCTGAATGAGTTTGCTCTCTTGATTACATCACCAGGAGTTAAACTCATCAAGTCAATCGTTCCGTTTGGTACGGCATTGTTAAATGCTATACGTCCCTCACTGCTGCCATCAGGCTTAGTATTAACACCTTGAAAATTGTATACCGGAAGGTATCCATTTTGTATTGCAGTAAGTAACGGTGCCATTATAACATCATCTCTGATTACCGCTTCGGTATATGTCAAATCAAATGTTACACCTGTCGGAACAGTTCCCACCAAAATTGAACCAACACCTTGATATTCAGCAGTGTTTACATTCATTGCAACTTTAAACTCATTGATTTCAGCAAGAAATGTATTAACACCATTAACTTCAACAAATAATTTTCCGTCTTTACCTGTCATTAATTCAGTTGTATCTAATGTACTGTTGTTTCCAGCTGCCATTTTTATTCCCTCCAATCATTAAGAATTTTCGCTGTATTTCCATTTGTAATGAATGAAAATACGCTCTAATGTATCAACATCAACTGCATTGACTACGAAATAGCCATAATCGGCGCCGTACCCCTTATTGGTATCAAGCTTAAATGTAGGGTCAATAAGCTTGCCCTCGTCAGCCATGGTATCAAGCACAGCTTGACCACGTTGGATAACATTTGCAATACCGTCTTTTGTACCATTGACTTTTCCGATTAATTTATCCATTTCACAGTCCAAGCGATAGAATGTTTCATGTCTTACTTTTGCTCGTTTGATTTTCTTCCAGCCGTTATCCTGTTTTTCTTCATCAGGATTAATCAGTGTATTAACACCGCTGTCAAAAACAACCTTGCCGTCTGCATTAACAGATAGTAGTAACAATCCGTTTCTTACCGCATTTTCGTATTGGCTGTTCTTTAGTCGTTCTGTAAGTTTTGCCGCACCAGGCATTTCTGTACGAACGATACTTTTACTTGATGGCGTTGCAGCTATAACACCTGCCGCCTTGGCTATTGCCTCAGGTCCGCTGACAGTTTCACCGTCAGAATTGATAAAATCGCTTGCAAAATAAACAATAGGATAATTGTCTATCTTAGACGCATTCTCCATTCTCTTGTTTATATCTACACTACCCTTATCACCTATAACAGCAATAGCAAGATTACCGTCTTTAAATGACGTATTGATATATTCTATCAGCAATGCTTGTACATCCGAATCGACTGTATCCAGTGCGATTGTGTTATAGTAATACGGCTCAAATGCTTCAAATGCCGTACTGTAATCGGCTGTCGTAGCGGGAGGATTTTCGCCGCCCCCAAACGGTTGCTGTGA